ATTTCTTGCAGTTCATTTAACGCTGTATTACGTTGGGTTTTATAATCTATCAATCCTCGCATTGCCAAATCTTTATCTCGTTTTAATTCTATTAAATAAAATTGTATTTCTAAAAACGCATCAATAACTTTTTTTAATTGTTGATTGTCTTTAGCTTTATTCCATTTATTTAAAACTTCTAGTATATACAATATGTTTGTATCTAACTCTAGTTCTTTTAACGCTTCTAATTTTTTATAGCTTCCTGTTAAATCCTGACTCATAATTTATATAACTCGCTTGAGATTCTTCTAATAAATAAACTTGTTTTTCTTTTTTTTCTTTAGTCCACAAACTTGTATCAGGGCAATTTAGTTTTTCTTGGACCGGTAATATTATATCGTTTAACCAAAATATATACATTCCTCTCGGGTCGAATACTAGGTATAACTTATGCACTTCTTCGGGCAAAGCCATTAACCTTTCGTATTTAATTCTTTCTAACATTTTAGTTTTATAATATTTATTTCTAAATTTTATTTCAATTACACATTCTTTACCTTTTCGAGTTTTACCTTTAGCGTCGTAATGAGTAAAGTCACCACCACACCATTCAAGATTCCAACCATCAAGATTTAATATTTTTACTACAACTTGTTCCCACTCGTGTACACTATTTATATCCATTTTCGTAGATGCTATTTATGTCATCTACATATTGCTGTATTTTTCCTTTCATCTTTTCACCCCTGCAAGTACACAAAGATTCTAATGGATGATCGAAATATTTAGCGTGTAAATGCTCGATTAATCTCAGTTCGCTTTGTGTGATTGTGTTGTTTTGTACGCCTTTAAATTTTGACCACTGATTATAATCGTTTGTAGTCATTTTAATTTTAGTACTCATCTCTTTATTTTAAATTTAATGTTATTTAATTTTTCTTGTCGTTGGTCGCATCCGCAGTCTTCGTATCCAAATAATTTAGCAACCCATTTTGCAAATCTTTTCCCTTGGCCAAATGTTATAACCCTAATTACTTTTTCTATCAAATCCCCTAAACCAATCATAATTTTTTATTTTAGATTTTAAATAATTTTTTACTTTAGTATATGTATTCCACAATGATACATAATTTATATTTGTTTCCCTACTTAATTCTGATATTTTTTTACCTGAACTAACCAACTCAAAAATGCTTCGATCATACCAAGTTAATTCTGATAAAACCTTTTCAAACTTTTCATCAAATTGTTTATAGTTTACATACGTAGGTGCTTTTAAAACTTCTTCGTCTCTCCAAATATTCTTAGTTTGACCATATTCATTTTTAGCAAAATGTTCTGCAATCTTTATTTTTGATTCTTTTATTTTTAAATGCAAATATAAATGTCTTAATATTTTATACATATACCAATAATTTAATTCATCTTTATACCAAAGGTCTTTGCCTTTTAGTGTCATATCGTGAACTTTAAGATACGCTTCTTGAACGATATCTTCGGCGGTTTCTTTATTACAGCCAAATGATACAACTACCCTGACCCACGTTTTATGTTTTTCAAATGCCTTTTCAAGAATCAACGCTTTTTAATTAAATGTAATAAATTTTTACCATTTAAACTAAAGCCAACATTGTTAGCTATTGATTTAAATACTATCGGATTATCTAATGGTGTAGGTCTACCGCCACTGTCAATCTCTTTTATTTTTATTACTGCTAAAAACGTATTGGTCCAAAGTTCAGGATGATTTGTATATCTGTGTAAGATCATAAAATTATCTGACTTATTTAAAAATTTACCTCCACCCTCTGCTGAACCTGCACTTGGTGGTGTTATATAACCGGCAAACATATGGTTGTGTGGGTGCCTATGCCTTAACGCTTCTGTAACTGCGTGAGTTACTAAATATATTGAACACTTATTTCTTCTTGTAAATAAACGCATATCTGACATTACAGCATAATCGTACTCGTGCGCACCGTGTGATTTCATTGTTTCCTTATCTCTTAATAAAGAATTATATGGATCTATCATTAATGCCGAATAATTAAAATCTGTTTTTATTTCAGCTGCTTTGCTCAATAATTCTGTAGCAGTATAAACTTCATCGATGTCAATGTACTTAAAATGTTTATCCACCCATTTTAATTTTTCTAACCAAGTTTTATCATCAATTTTATGAAATGGTAAACCTGTTAAAAATTCTACTAACTTTTTACTTATGCTAGTTGCTTCGTTTTCTGCACTATAAATTAAAAACTTTAACCCATATTTTATAGAATACAAAAGAAGCATATACAGTAGAGTTGTTGTTTTACCAGTACTTGCGTGTCCTAAAACTATATTGAAAGAATTATATTTAAATCTCCAATACTCATCTATTGACTCGATACCTAATGATAAACCCTCTTGTATTTCGCCACGCCTAATGGCGTTTAACTTATCTACTTGTGATTTGTATGTTACTAAACCTTTAGAATGGGAGGTCATCGTCACTAGCGTTAGAGGTTACTGCTCTATCAGGACTATGTTCCTTGCTAGTGAGCTCTTTTTGATTTTTTTTCCATTCATTACTATCTAACGAACCATGCATTCCAGGTGGTTTATCTGGTCTAGGTTTGTTATTTTTTATAGTAATTTTCATTTTACCGCTGTTGTCTAATATATGTTCGCTGACTTTTTCGTGTAGTAAATACATTATAAATCCATATACGTCAACATCTAATTTAGCTACAAAATAATCTTGCTTTGCTTTATTAAAAAACATACCATAAGTGTAATTAGGTTTTATACCATACTTTGATTCCTCAGGTAAATCTAAAACACCTAATTCTTTTTCTGTAAATAATGACCTTAAATCATTAATCAATTTTTCTACTCGTAATCTTTTTCTTTCTATTGGGTCCATTGTTATTCGACTTTAGTTGTTAATGTTTTAAAATATATTCTTGTGATTTGCCCTATCTCTTGAAGAGCTGATTGTTTTGCAGCAGAGATTGCTTGTTTAGTTTTCTCTTCTGTTTCTGCTTTTGTTTTGCCTTTAACTTGTATTTTGTTATAAGATTGCCAGAGTTCACTATCAAAAGTTTCTTTAGCAAGTTTTAACGATACCGACAATGCGATACTTTCTTGTTGAGATAAAGGTTTTGGGGTACTGGTTGGGGTACTGCTTGTTTGTTTTTCTGCTTTTGGTTCGCTCATTGCTTTTGTTTTATTAATGTTTAAATTACCGAACTGCCTAATTTTATTAAACTGTTCTTTTTCTGTCATATCGTAACAGATTACATCTCCGCTTTTATAAGGAAACGTTCTATTAGGATTGTTATCGCTAGTTTTAATATTAAATATTGGAACTTGTCCATTAGCTAGTTCTACTTTATATTCTGTTCTGATAACTTTATCGTCACCCTCCCAGTCTTTTCCTTGTTGAATTGACTTTATTGTTGAAGTATATTCAGTCTTTGGTGTTACTATTTTTAGTGCCATCTTTTTGTTCTTTTATATGTTTTTCTAATGTTTCTTTTAATTTTTCAGCGTGAGGTAATGTACCAACTACATTTTCCATATCTGAAATCATAAAATTAACTAATTCGCTAAGTGTTCTTACATACTTGCATTCTTGTTCGTAAGCCTTTTTATATAAGTTACGTTCTTTGGTAAGTTTCTCGATGCGTTCTCTACGCCATTTTAATTGGTCGTTTACAAATGAGTCAGCAACAGGTTTTGTATTTGTGATTATATTATTTAATTGCATTTGTGTGTTATTTATTTTTCAAAGTTATTAAATTTTTTTTATAAAAAGCAAATAATTCTTCAATTTTTTCTGTTTCTAATCTTTCGTTTGATTTACTTTTAGCCATTAATTTATCTGCAGTTCCTTTACCATAGCGGGAATCAATAGCTTTACCATATTCGTATTGTAAACCATTTAAAAATCTGTTACAATATTTACATTGAGGAAAAACGTTTAGTTCATCGAAACGTGTAATAATATGGCGACGACTAACAAAATGACCAGCATCAATATTCTTATAATGAAAAGTTTTTTCACAAGTTATACATTTACAATTACCAGAATGATCAGCGTGTTTTAATCTTATGTACTCACTAAACACCCTGTCTAATTTTTTTATAAGTTTTTGTCGCATATAATACTAATATAATAATATATTATTTATATTATAAATATACTTATATTATAATTTGCGAGTTTTTTCAAAACTTCTACCACCGAAATATGCACCTATGATAAGCAATACGATTTGATTAATCGATTCTAATTGATATTCTAAAAAGAAACCTACTGTATAAACTAAAACCATAAAAACTAAAGTAAGAGGTCGAACGTTTTTACTTAACCAACTATCAGACATAGCGTCAGCTTCCCATCTTCGAGTGATTGATTCAAACTCCGCTAACTCTATTTTAAGCATCTCTA